AGAGATCAAAGGCGAAATGTACTGCTGGGCCTGTTCTACGTTTTGAAGTGCTGCGATGTCGTAGCTTTCATCGGCCATCGCCTTCAGGCCCGGAAACATTTGTGGAGCCCATTGCTGCGCAAGACGGGACGCGAGGCCGTAAGCAAACGCCTCAAGCCAAAGATAGGGTATTTCCACCTGCTGGCCGCCAGTCATATTCGCGTCCTGAAGCTGCCGAACCCGATAATATTCTAGCGTTTGCGGGCCGTTGTCCGTATTTGGAACAGGCCACAGCGTAATTGTAGGGGAAACCAGACGATCAAACCAATACACTGTCGGGTAGCCCTGTTGTTCTTTGTTTGGATAGGAGGCGTATTCCGTTCGGCTTACTGGCATAATAATGCGATCAATATTCGCCCCGCTGTCGTCGTTACGGACGTATGCGTCCAAGATCATAACAGTGCTGGCGTCTACGTTATAGACAGATTGATCGGTTACGAGCGCAGTTGAAACAAGATCAACAGCCCACAGATTAACGCCTTGGTTGGCCCAGCGGGCAAGCATCAGGTTAGTGCCCATGCGGGCGCTTTCCATGTGCTCCTGCAAAATTGACGTATTACGCAAACCGCAAAGGTTGAACGCATACAGCGTCAATTCCCCTAGAGACGGGTTAAATGCGTAGGTGCCGCTTGTTGCCATTAGGTAAACCCCTAAATTGGGCCAGCCTGCACAATACTCAGTTCAACAGTCCCTGTCTGCAAGGCTCCCATGTAAATAGAGATTGCTCTGCAGGGGATGGTAAAGCCCGTCGCCGTATCTGCGGATACACCGGAAAGATTGGTTACGTCAAACCAATTTGCCGAACCGGCGCTGTACCCATCGGCTTCAGGATCGTCCAAAGAATACTGAATACTGAACGTTGGAGTGCCCGACGTAATAACCGCAGCAAGACCAATGTTGAAGGCGGGTTGAAAATCATCAACTACCACAATGTTGCTGCGGCCCGCGTTTGTTAGGCTAATTGTCTTGAATTGCATCTCACCTACCTCTTACCACTAGCTCTCGCGGCGGCGACATTGTCTACAAGATTGGGATACGGGCGCCCCGCGGCGCGTGCCTTAGCTTTGGCAGACTTAACCTGTTTTCGGTTAAGATGCTTTTCTTTGGCGTCCTTTGGCGCATCTTTTTCCCAAAAAGGTTTATCGGCCATGTCAGCAGTCCCACTTCCTGAGCGATTTATTGATCCGGCTGTTTGGATCCGCTGCTTTTGCGGAACCGGTCAATTTTCGTTTCATTCCGGTCATTCTAGCACAGAAGCTATCCTTGCGCGAGCCACCTTCTGGCTGCGGACGCTTAATGTCCCTGCCTTCGGCCCTCAGAGAAGCGCGACCCTTCTCATTCAAACCACCGGAGGGTGATTTACCTTCTTTCCTTGTCCACGCACCGGGCATGTCAATCTCCAAAGAAAAGACGGGGGGCACGGAGGCCCCCCGTAGACATTATTGATCAGTGGGAGGGGACGAGATCAATAATGTTGAGCCGCACCGCGCGGAACTCCGGAGCTGGCAGAAGAGAAAACTCCGCCGCCAGACTTACGGGGCTTGCGACCGGCATGAGCCTTAGACATTACGCCTTCAGCTTTCATGCCCATTTTACCGACTTTCTTCATGTCGTCATTCTTCATTTCAGCTTTGCCGCCTTTTTTGAAACCGTTGGTTTCAGCTTCGGCTTCTTTATAAACAGCGGCTTTGCCCATCTTTGACCGTTCTGGGCGAACTTTTTTACCTTTCATGGGAACCTCCTATGGTTCGATAAGATTAACTTACGACAAGTTTGCGGCTTGCAGATAGACGATAGTAGCGTCTGCGACACCGGCAGTTCCGTTTCCAGCCGTTGCTGTAAACGTAGCAACAACCTGAACATCCGTTGTACCAACGTCAGTAGCAGCGGAAGTCATGGTATCGCTGAAGGTGACGCCAGCAGACTGAACACTCGTTGCGCTCAAGAAAGCATCTGCGTCGCCACTTGTTCCGATGGAACAAGTTGATGCCGTACCGTCATCGTTTGCAGTCGTTACGTTCAGAACAGCGTAAAGAACTTTGGAATCAGCCGGTACATAACCGATGGTCGTGGTCGTACTAGCGCCAGCAATGTCAATTACAGCCGACTGGGCCATAACAACAAAACCAACGTTGGCGATGTCCGTACCAACGGTAGAGCCGGAAGTATTGAGGATGTCACCGGCCTTGATAGGACCAGTGAAGGTAGTCGTTCCCATTGGAACCTCCTGCACGATACGATCACACAGTCTGTGCAGCGTCCGCTAGGCCGGTCTGCGTGATCTATGGAGCCTAGAGAGAAGAGGCGGGACCGAAGCCCCGCCCCACAACCATTAGGTTGGGATCGAGCCGTAGATGGCACGCCAGTTGTAGTAACCGAACGAGTAACGCTCATATCCCTTTACCAACAGATTGTCGGTCGTAAAGTCGACTTGCATATCTGTTTCAAACTTGATCCTCTCCATGTAGGAGAGACCATCAATGTTTGTTAGCAGAAACCATGCGCGAGCGTTGGTTAGATAGTCATTGACCATATAACCTTCCGGCAAGCCGCCTGCGGTAGACATGATCGCGTTGACGTCGTTGTCTGCAGTACCCGGACGCAGTTCCGTCTTCGTAAGGCGGATTGCAACCGGCTCAAGGGCCGGGGGTACAACCAGACGACGGCCACGAGCGAACACCTTCAGACCAGCCTGATCCTTAAAGTTCGTCCGGATGGCAATCATGCCATTCAACAACGTAGCTTCATTGAGATCGTTGGTGGAGTAGTTCGAGATCGTGGCGCCATCAATCGGGTGATCCGAGGCAACAAGAGCCTTACCGTCACCGCCAATAGACGCATTGTACGTCGTAGCGGTGTTCAGCACGTTAGCACCGTAGATTTCCTTGGTCTGTGCGAAACTTTCGATCAATCCAAGGTTCGAGGGAGCAAACTGGCTCTTATACAGGTTGTCGTCAATGGCTTTGCGGGTGATCGCATAACCAAGTCCGATTTCTGTATGCTCTTGGTTGTAGATGAAACGCTCGCCAGCGCCGTTATCAAACGACGTCTGACCGCCTTCAGTCTTCAACTGAGCCAGACCAAGGAAACGCATTTCAGCGGTGCGTTCCAAAGCCATTTTCGAGTCGTGCTTCGTAAAGATCTTGTCGTATTGCGACGGGATCTGCTCATATTTACCTTCAATGCCGCGAAGACCGGGCAAGAGAAGGTCTCTAATGGAACTGAGATTTACAGCCATTGATCCTTACTCCTCTTAGATGCCGGTCGTGTTGCGTGATGCCAGATTGTTGAAAGCAACAACAATATGGTTATACGCAGCAGTGCTGTCGGCCCCATTTGATCCCGGAGGATCAGTAATAAGATCGACAATGCGGAACGGGTGAGTGGCAGTGGTTGCAGGTGTTTCAACAAACATGCCAGAGATGCCGGTCGAGGTGGAGCCCGTACCAACGTTCAACTGGATGTTGTTGTTGATGTCAGCGAAGCCAACGTTGCTGGAACCGGCCTGAACGACAAATTTAGCGTTCGGATCGTTAACAATGTAAGCCTCTACGTCATTTGTAGCGTCGGATCCCGGCCAGTAGTTCGACCAGACGGTGCGCTTCTGAGACGTCGACAGGTATTTACAACCGATAAAAACGCCAGCGATAGCGACCGTAGACGCCGTTGCCTGAGCAATATAGCCGGTTGAAAGCGGAATTACAGCGTCGCCGCTGAAGATAGCAGTGGTATCGTCTTTATCAATGGTCACGGCGACCTGCTCATACGTCGGCGCAGAACCGTTCCCACTGTATTGACGGAAACCGAAAGGCGCATTGGTATTCGCCATTGCGGTGTCTCCTATATGGGACTGCTTCAATCGTCGCTCACCGGGGCAACTAGAAGCTATTTTCAAGATTAACTTTCCGCACCGGGGGAAAGCGGGTCATAGACCTTGTTAACAAAATATTGGTTAACTGATTAAAAGTAAAGGGCCGCTCGTTTGCGGCCCTTTTTTGCTTTAATTCCAAATACTTATAAGTCTTCTGGAATTGGCATATCAAAGCTCTTTTTAATTTTTGGAGCAACGCGCGGATCATCCCGAGACATTGTACCCTCTGGAGTGCCAGCAAGCTGGGCCTCTTTGACACGCACTTGCTGTCGAGCGCGGCGAGCCTCGATTGCCCGGATTTCTTCAGAAATTTCAGTCGGCCTCTCCATTAAGACCATGCCCTTACGTTCAATAATGTTGCCGGACCATCCTTTTGGCATCATTGACATATGGTCTTTGTCTCGATTGAGGGGCACTGGCTCCCACCCATCGCGAGCGAGTTGAGTGATGTACGCCGGATCCTCTTCGTTCCAAACCTTGTGACGCTTCCACTCGTAGGTCCACCCGTCAGGGACAATGCTGGGAGGGACATAGAACTCATCCGTACCCTCATCCAGATCGCCCAAATGCTGCTTTAGTTCAGCGGCACGGGCTGCCGCGCGGGCACGGGGATCCATGTCCTTTGCTGCCGGGCGAGCCGGTTTTTCACCGTCTGCTGCGGGTGCTGACGCCGCCCGCTGTTCTTCAATTGCTTTCTGATACTTACTAACCATAACCCTCTCCTCAGTTTAAGCGACCTTCTTTGCGAAGCAACATCTTGTTCTCCACGTACTCTATTTCCGTCATGCCAAGATCTTTGGCCATATCGGCCTCCTCCTTGGTAAGACGCGCGGCATTTGAACGAGACCCTCCCCCACTGCCGGATCGGCTTACCGGGGCCGCAGGAGGCGCTGAACGCCGCTGGGTAGGCCTCGCTGCCGCCGACATCGGCTCCTCATCATCATCCTCGTGGACAGTAACGCGCTTGCTAAGACCAATCGTGTCTTCAATTTTGTGAAAATAGTCGTCTGTATCTGGCGAATAGCCATCGGCAACAGCCAGATTATGGGCGGCGACCATTTTTTGATACAGGCGCGGGTCCGTTACACATTGTGGGTTTTTGCGTACCCAGTCTGCGCTGCGGGGGGACAGTTGAGAGGCTAGGGCCTCTACAGGATCCGAATAGGACGGCTCCTCGTATTGCTGCTTTGGAGTGTTTTCCATAGCCTCTCGACCGCGCTCCAGCTCCATGAGCCGGTTTGCGTTGACAGACATGCCCTCCTGTATCTCCGCGGCCTTATCGTAGTCACCGACGGCCATCGCCTCGCTGTAACCATGCCTTAAAATTTCACTGTTTCGCTTAACAGTTTCGATTGCATTGACAACCAAGTGATAGTTGGTGTCTTGCGTCTCGTTTGCAGCGCTTACAGCGTATTCTCGGGCAATTCTTGCCTGCTTTTCAGCCTCAAATCGGGCATTTCTTTCTTCTTCAAGTCTTTGTTTTAGTTCTTGAATGCCGTCTTCAGGAGCAATTATGTCGTTTTCATCGTCAGTTTTGACAATTTCAACGCGATTATCGTTTGATTGCTCAAATTTTTGGTCATTTTCACTGGTTACAACCTCCAACGGAGCGTTTTTTTCGTCATCAAGCGGCACATCAATGTGTTCGTCTTTATCAGCCATCTATTTTCTCCCTCACCACACCTGATCTGGGTGCGTAATGCGGCCCCTGAACGAAACATCGTCCAAAATACGGCACAAAACACCATTGATAGTGAGGTTCCAGCCGTCTGATGGTCGGAAAAACAGCCAATCGCCGACATTTATGTCTTTTCCGTCAAACCACTTGCCGTCACTCTCTTCAAAAGCGCTGTGACCCTTAGCTAAAACAAGCCCGACCTTTGATTGAAAACGATCTTCCTTGGTATCGAGCAAAATTCCGCCGCGTGTCTTTTCTGGACGGATGTAGACGCCAACAAGAACCTGCGTGTTGAACATCTCGATGTCGCTTATGTCGCCAATTTCCTTGCGTAACGTGTCTGCAGGGTCGGCTTCATGCAGCATTGCTATCTTTGACATACTCTTCCTCTCTTATCCGGTACGCTCTTTTTGCTCACATATCTTGTTCGCCTCGTCACACAAATCTAAAGCAAATCTGAGACCCGCTACAAATCCGACGTGGTGGCGGTACGCGGCAAAGTCAACAGTACCGTTGCCAAGCGCAAGGTTTTCCTTACGGGCCTCAACGGCTTCTTGAATTAACTTTTTGAGTTCGTGCTCGAAGAAGGACTTATATGTAAGCAAAGAGTGCCCTCTCTTTACGCCCCCTCAATGTGTTGGTGAGACGGTCAGCGCGAGAGGGCACGGACGCTGACCGTCTCTTGTTTGTTGGAGAGCGGGTGAGCACTCTCCAAACAAACTCCTTACCGCTTACCTCTTTGCAACGCGGTTTTCTGTAAACGGCCTTCGCCCGAACCAGCACCCGCAGTCAAATCCGCAGGGGACTTAACCACAGTCCGGCCGCCGCGTTTGCGACCCATAGGAGGCATCATACCAGCAGGAAGACGGGAGGCTGCTCCCGGAGGCGGCGGAGGAGCGCCTGCGCCCGGAGGAATGCCCATACCCGGCGGGAGACCCGCACCGGCGCCCGGAGGCGGCATGACTGGGGAAGGTTCTGCGCCCGGTTGTCCGGGGGGAGGACCGCACATGTCTTTTCCCGCTCCAGAGGCAAGAATGATATTGACGTTCGTCTTACCACCCTTAGCCTTTTTGGTGCGCCCACCAGACTTGCGCATCATTGCGCCGGGATTCATCGGCATTGTCGCGGCCGGGTTCTGCAGAGCACGCAAAATAGCTGCAGGATCCTGCTGACCCATCATGGATGGACCCTGAGCCTGCGGCATAAACTGACCCATGCCAAGGCCGCCGCCATAGAACTTGCCGGGGCGTTCTGCCTTACCGCCCTTCTTCAGTCCCTTCATGCTCTTTTGCTCGTCATGCTTCTTGTCCATATCGGATGCTTCCCAATCCTTCATGGACATCTTGTTCTTCTTGGCGAGCTTCTTGTCCTGAGCCTCGTCCTCCTTGGAGCCTTCAAACTTCTTTGCTTTTCCGCCCTTCTTGTAGGGACTGCCCGAGGCGCCGACACCAAAGTTGAACATTTTGTCAGACACAATGTTACTGCGAGGATCGGCCATCGGGCCGCCGCCCATCTTCTTGCTGCGGCCGCCTTTCTTCATGCCGGTCTGAGCACGTTCGTATTCCTGCCGGTACTCGCGCGACGTGGTTTCGTTAAGTACGTCTGGGCCGACAGTGGTCGACTGCGACGGCGTAACGCTCTCACTGCGAGTGACCTTTGCTTTTGGAGCGGTTGCCGCTGCGGCGGCTGCATCCATAGCGGCGCGGTCCTTCTTGCTGTACTTGCCGCCAGCTTCACCTCTTCCGCCTCTTTGCTTCTTTGTACGGCCACCCCTTTTGAAGGGGGCATAAGGATTATAATATTCGACATCTTGAGGCGTCCCCGAAAGAAGAAATTCGGGAGTAGGAGCCATGAACAAGTCGTCGCGAAGAACTTCGCGAGTAGAAGGTTCGTCAGCGGGAAGAAAGTCGGTAACGCCAAGAGCTTCGGCAATGTCAAGAGCTTTGGCAGCGCCAAGAGCTTTGGCAGCGCCAAGAGCTTCGGCAGCGCCAAGAGATCCGCCTACTTGCTTCTTTGCGCGGCCGCCTTTTTTCAGGCCGCCAACATGCTTGACACCTTCGCGTTCTTCGTTCGCTTCTTTTCGGTTGCTGTTTGTTTTAGCAATAGCAAACTCTTTGGCCTCTGACTTATCGCCATTAACGAGGCGACCGCCAGATTTGCGAGCCTTACGGCCAGCGTGCTTAACGCCTTCCTTACCCTTAGCCTTCAGACCGGACTTCTTGACTGCCGGGTCTTTTGACAGGGGGCGCATTCCAGTCTTAACGCCAGCATTTAACGGGCTGGCCGGTGACCAATCCTGACTGCCGGGGTTTTCGTCGCCGCCACCGGCCATGCGCCGGGCTTTGGACTTGAGGGCCTCTCGGGCTTTCTTTGCAATATCATACATCGCGTGTTTCTCCTCGGAGTGTTGCCGGGCGTCCCCGGTTGCTGCCTAATCCTTGCTTGGCTCCGGCAGCGGAGAACCAATTTCTGAAGAACCTTGATCCGACGAAAGCACTGCGCCTGCACCCAAAGCCGCGGGTAAAAGACTGCGGATCGTCAGCATATCATATACCGGATGCTCTTTACCTCTTACACTTATCTTTCCAACCTCGTTGCCGGGGTACACATTGCCTTGCGTTGTTGGTTTAAGCCGTGGCTCGCTTTTCTCATTGGGATATTTTTGAAGATCAACGCCTTTAGGAAAATCTGCTCCAAGGGCGAAGTAGTGTTTTTGTCTATTTTCTGCGCTAACTAGGGTGGACACGTTCTCATATCCCTTCGGAACGTCTATCCACTTCCATCCGGCATTTTTCTTGTAAAGATTTGTTTTTGTTTTTGTGCTCCCCTTACCGGGAGAACCCGTAACTTCTGCCTGAACCGGATCCACCATAAATATAGGTTTTCCATCTGGAGTTACGCCAATAACAGCGCGAGACGGCTTCATCCCAGTCAATATTTCTCCAGTGGCAGGATCAATATATTCTCCTCCCGGCGGCCTTGCTCCTTCAGGAAACATTCTTTCGGGTTTAGGGAATACTTTTTTCCCGCCTCTAACAAGATTGAGTGCCGCCTTCAGTGCGTCAGAGACAACTTTGCCCTTACCCGCATAGCCTTCGCGCTCCTCTACCGGTCCGCCATCAGCTTTAGAGAGTAGGGGTATGTCTGGATCAAAAGTACCGACATTCCCCGTTGCTGACTTTAATTGCCGTTCTGGGAAGAAAGATATTATTTCCTCTTCTCTTACAGGTTGTTGCCCAATTTGCAGACCATGAGTGACGTATTCTTTTGGTTTTGATCCGCCAAAAACAATACCATCGTACCCGTCTTTTACGATTGCTTCACGCCATTCAGGAAGCATAACGTAGGGAAACTCTTTGCTCCCCTTAGCATACGCTTTCCTTGCCCAATCAACCATGTCTTCTGTATCAAGATATAGTGGGGTTTTTATGTTGGCATAAACGGGCATTACGTTAGCCCCCTCTCGGTATTCCCCTTTTCTCATCACATTATGAGAAGCTGGCTGTTTTTCGGAATAAGGAGAGAGCCATGTCGCCATGCCGCTCAATTCTGGATTGTCACCCCCGGCCCTCAGTGCCTCAATATTTGTCTTGGGAGTAGCATGGTATAAACGTATAGCTTCACCCGTTTCGTCGTTTATTATTTTAGAACCCTGCATAAACTTTTTTAAGTTAGCGGCTCTATCATCTTTAGACATAATCTCGCGTATCGCACGCAACGCCTTCGACACGACTGCGCCCTTGCCCGCATAGCCGTCGCGCTCCTCTACCGGTCCGCCGTGGGCGAACTGTTGGTTAGGGAAGCGTTCAATCAGCGTGTCGTACAATTGATCTTTAACCGGTCTGTCCCCAATATCCTTCTTTGGCGAAAAAAACTCGATGTTTTTAACCCCCTGCCGATTAAGTATGTCAGCAGCATCTCTCGCGTCTTTCCCCACGGGGATCAGAGCACCTGAAAAATCCGATAGAGGCACAACCCGCTGCGGTTTCCCCTCGAAATACAGGGAGGGCATATCGCGCAACCCCTTCAGGTAGTTTGCAACGCCCGATGCAAGATCTTTGTCAATATTGTAATTACGTCCAAGCTCGCCCATAATAGAACGTGGATCCAATCCTCCGTAACGTCGTGCGATACTAGCGACAGTCTCTAAATCCTTATTTGGACTCGACTCCGGCCCGTGCCTGTAAGAAGCCTCCGACATGCGACGATAGATGTCCATGTAATTCGATTTGGACGCGGCTTCTTTATATGCCTCACTATTAAGACGCGAACGGGCCGCCGCAAGCTCATTAACATTCCTGAACTCCGGCGTGATCTGAGAGCGTATGCTTCCCTCCGAACCGCCGAAGTTTTCGCCGCCCCTTATGCCAGAGGATTTCATTTGGCGAAGAATGCTCTGTATCGTTGCTTTGCGAGTGGAAGGCTCCCCGTACTTGTTATAAATCTCAAAATAGGGTTTATCGTCTTTGAAAAAGATTTCTGGCATACGAGGCGTGTAGGCGTCCGCCGCAAAGATCGGATTACGAGCGCCGGGTATAGCTAACTTTTCTGGATCGCCAACGAGAGTAATATTGCCGAAATGCCTAAGAGGCTCGCTCGGCTTGATAACAGCGGTGCTGGGAGACGGCATGCCACCGAGCTTTTCATATAGCTCCAGAGAACTTGGTCGCGTCTTGTGTACGACCATCATACGCTCTTTTCGAGGAAGGTCTTTTGCGCCTTCCATCAGCTCGCGTATCGCACGCAACGCCTTCGATACGACTGCGCTCCCGCCCGCATAGCCGTCGCGCTCTTCTACCGGTCCGCCGTGGGCGTAACCGTACTTTTTTATCCGATCCAAAGCCTTACCGATACTATCTATAAATTCTTCATTTATCGGTTGGGCCTGTTTCTGTTCGGTGAACATTTTTCTTGAGGAACTCCGACCACGCGGATCCGGAGACATTGGGTGCATTATCTCGCCAGATTTTGTTCTTTGACCCAGTATAGCAAGCGTCGGTGTCGGTGCTACGTCCTGTGTTGGTAGTAGGGGAACATCCATAGTGTATCTTCCAGCAGATACACTGGGGTAAGTTGGATGTTCAAAAACAAGAGACGGCTTCACTTTACCGGTAGTGTCGAACTTAACTATTCTTCCTCCAAGAACATTTTGCGGAGATACTTTAAATTCAGGGTCACTCACTGCAGCGCGAGTCACACCTACATTTGGAAAACCAAGTTTCTGCCACTCAGTCTTTTCCATAAACTTCATAAGGTCTGCCCTATGAGTAGCACTCGTAAAAATATTTGCGGCATTAAGAGCATCTTTTTCTGTTTTTATGTTTAATATGCCCGGCCAATTTTCTTTCATCAGATTGGCTACTTTTTCTCTATCCCCTACCTTTTGAACGAATGTTCCTTTCTTTACAGCAGCATCAAAAGCCTTTGCAGCTTTCTTTGTTATTTTAGACCCCGGTATCTGAGACATCATAGCATTAAAAAAATCGACGGAGCTATCGACCGCCGTTGGACCCATCGGGGAATACACACCAAAAACTGGCCCTCGTTCACTAAGAGCCGCTATTTTGTTTTCAAACGAAGTCGTGTGACTGGGGGCGTTTGCCCACACTGCTCCGGGGTTACCCTCCAACATATATTTTGGGCCACCATGTAATTTAACCGCCCACGCGGTTGGCTGCCCATTTATAGAAGTTAAAACTCCCTGATTTAAGCGGTCACCGCCAACATTTAGAAATGATCCGCCTTTACCAACGTTGTAGAAATCTTCCCAGCTACCTTGTTTTGGACGATGAGGTACTATGCCGGGAAGAGGAGATATGCCTGCAGTCACATCTGAAACAGCCATTGGAGGCTTTGTCTTAAAGTATGTTCCACTGCCAAACTCAGAACCGCTTGGCACCTTGTAAGTTTCTAAGATACGAAGAGCCTCTTTTACAATTTCTGGGTCAGAGGATAACGGGCTTAGAAGTTTATTCCGAGCAGATATTTGGGCAGCAACTTTTGCAAGATCTGATTCTAATGGGGCAACGGCTTTATAAGCCTGAGACCCCAACCCACTATTGTGCCCTATAACCGCAGAAGCTATCTTTTTCGCTATATCTAATTTTCCCGCTTTAGCATCATCAGGAGACATCACTGCTGCGCCCGTTGCGCCAGCGGCGGCGGCGGCCCTACCTGCAGGTGACGTAAGCACGCGACGTGCTGTACGAACGGCGTTGGCAATTGGTTTGCGAGCAGCCGCGGCAAAAGGAATGCCAAGGGTCGCGGCGGTAATAGCGGCCTCCCCTGTATTACCCTTGCGATATGCTTGTGCAGCGTCAATCACTGTAGGAAGAGCGAGAACGTCTGTAAGGCCAACACCATACGTCGGGCCGAATAGAGCTTCACCGGCACGCCTACGAAGCTCTGATCCGTAAGACGGGCCGCCTTCGCCCGCAATGACCGCCGCGGCTTTTGCCCTCCAATCATCTCTTGGACGAACAGTCGCCTCGCCCGGACGCACCGGGAAGTTCCTATAGTTCTGCAGCGCCCTCTGCCAGCCCTCGCCGTCAGCCCTGACCTCTTCACCTTCTCTAGGCTGAATGCTTGCCGCGGTGTTACGCATTCTTGCGCGTCCACTTAACGGTTCATTAGCTTCATCAACAACAGGAGTATCCGCAAAACCACCGTCTGCCATGACCTGACGGCCAACTTCCGGCATATATTCGGTCGGATATTCGTCCTCAAGCAGCGCAGGACCGCCGTCGGCTTTTTCTACGGGAAGGAATCGGTATTGTCTTTCACCAACACTCTCAGCCAATCCTTTATTAACAAAACTATTCCACAGTGCTTCTGCGTCAGGTGAAAGTTCCGTTATCATTTCGCCCTGCACTTCCCTCGGCGGAGAAGAGCGCAATGGATTTCCCGTATTAGCAAGACTTTCTTTGTTCATACGCTGATAAAATTCACTCGCAATCCCTTGGCGACGCATTTCTTCCGGCAATATGGCGTTCCTTACGACATATCCCTCTGGAGGCTTATGGACAGTGAACATTGACGCTCTACCGCGCACCTTATTTGGATCTTTTATTATATCGTAAACTTCAAACGGGCCTTCTTCTGTCTTAAATTTCATTTGAGATAAGAGTTTTTTCACAAGACCGCCGCCCGCAAAGCCGTCGAGATCCTCGATCATCTCTGGCTCGACGTACTCGAGCGCAATCTCGTCTTCTGGTACAAAGTCCTCTTCGACGTACAGCGGCTCTTCGTATCCGTAGTCATCTTCGACCGGACCGCCGTCAGCAAAGCCCTCTAGATCGTCAACGATCTCTGGCTCGACGTACTCGAGCGCAATTTCGTCTTCTGGGACGAAGTCCTCTTCGACGTACAGTGGCTCCTCGTAGTCGTAGCCGTAGTCATCTTCGACCGGACCGCCGTTTTTGAAAAAGTCGTCATTCTCTAATGACGCTACTTCAATCTCAGGATCAACCGTAGGAACATCAGTAGCAGCCGTCTGATCAATCTCTGGCGGACGGGCAGGTGGTATCGGCACAAATGCGTTCTTTGTTTCAGGAGCATCGCCGATGCCCGGCGGCCGTACAGGAGGTATTGGGACCGTTTCGGAAGGCGGATTTGCGAGCCTATTACGCGCCGCCTCTAGCTTTGGCAATTGGTTGCCATAGACAAAGAAACTATGCGGACCTACTTTTTGATGAAACGTAAGATCTGTGCCCCCCTTTTCAGCTACGCGACGATTATAATCCTCGGACGCCTGATTAAAATTCATAATGTTCTTGTAGGGTTCCAGCTCCTTAGCCTTGTTGCCCTGCAAGAAGTCCACTGCGCGTCGGTAAGCCTCTTCTCTGGCCTGAGCGTTGGTCCGTACACCAAAGGTATTACCCGCCTCTCCATAGAGCATAGTGGCTAAGGCCCTAACGTCTTTTGGAGAAAACTTACCAAGAGAGCTTTCAATCCCTTCAGGATTTATACCCGACCGCGTAAAATAATTATTCAACGCGTTAATATTTTTTGGATTGTATCCAAGAAACTGTTTAGGGGCTGTTATAACATCATACAGAGGTTTACCTTGGGCAAGAGACCGGTTGTATGCCGCAAGAGCTTCCAAATACCCGGTCAGTCCCCCATTGGCATAACCCTCAACTTCACCGCCTTCGGCAAAACCGGGGTTGAAGAAGTCAGCAACTTCGTTAATCAAACCCGTAACCATGCCGCCGTTGGAGTACTCGAAATTCTCGTTCTCTACGTCTTCTGGCTCGGGAGCATTATCCGGCTCGACGTATGGGCGCAGCTCTTGCAACGCCTGATCGGCGCGGAAGAAGTCTGCCGAGCTTTCGGGATTGCCCCAGTTGATTACGCCGTTCTCGACAATTGGTTGGCCGGTAGACTGCGTGGCCTCTCCGCTCAGGACGGCGTTGGCGACGGCCTTGGCGGTCGCTGCGGGGCTCGTGACGGCCTTGTAGACTTGCTGCGGCACACTTTTGGCGGCGGCAATTGCTCTGGTTACTGGGTCTTTGCGTTCAATGGGATCAAGCCTGTGTGCGTATGCAAAGGATGGGAGCGTCGGACTGTTTTTGTCGCCAATGTTGAATGGCGCGACTTTCAAACCATTGTTAGCAATCAACGAAGGCAGTTCAATCCGCGGTTGAACAGTACGCGCTACGTTCTTTACAGCGCGTCTGTCATGCAATTTTGGATCGTAAGCACTAGACTTGGCGGACGCTCCGCTTTTTGGGTCCGGCATGTCAGCGTTAGCGTCAGCTTCTGGAAGCCTGCCGTCAAAGGGAGGCAGCCCACGCCTTCTGAGTGCGTCTATTAATCTTTCTTCGAACCGCATTTTTTTAATTTCGGGAACTAAGCCAAGTATCGCTTTATTCATTTGCTCAGGACCCTGCACCGGAGCCATCGCACGCCTCGTCTGCTTCATGCGCATCGCACCCCGATCAAGGCGACGGAAGCTGTCGGGCGAATAAGACTGGCCCTTTGGGACCAAGCCGCGGCGACTAAAGCGCGTGTAATCGTCCATTTTCTACTGCTCCGGCAGGGTATCAGGACCGAGGTCCATAGGCATTTGACCAACCTCACCCTCACCGGTCAGTGGATTTTCATTTGCTTCGAGGCGCTGCACCATGCCCGGATCCAACACACTCTCAATGATCGGCAGACCCTGCGGGTTCTTAGCAATGTCTTCTGCCAATCTTACTGCAGCCAGTCGCTCGCGGCTCTCCCGGTCGCGTTTGCGGTTGATGGCGTCGAGCTGCATATCCTGCTCTTTGATGTTCATCTCCTGCTGACGGAGCTGCATGTCCATCATCTTCAGCGGATCCGCCTCAACACTCTGCTGCTGCACGCCAAGAGCTTGCGCCTCGGCCATAGTCTTCTGAGTATCGGCCTGCAGGCGAGCAATCTCCGCCACCGTCTTCTCGGCCGCAAGCGGATCCTGCGCCACGCCCTGCCCCTTCTGCGCGGCATTAGCCTCCGCAGTAAGCATCTTGGCGTCAGCCTCCTTCTGCTTAATGGCCAACATAGCCTGAATAGCCTGCTGCTCTGGCGGCGGCTTGGCGGCCAGTGCCCCCGGAGGCACCATGAACTGCTGCGGGTTGCTCCAACCCATTGCCTGCAGGGCGGCGGTATCGATGGCAATCGGATCGTACAGGCTCGGATTGGCCGCCTGAAGCTGCTTCAGGCCCATGATCTTCATCATGCGCTGCGCGTGGCTGGCAGTGTTTGGATCCGCTTGCGGGACCAGATCGCAGTCGTCCAACGCCTTCAGGAACGTCTGCTCGTCCCATTGGTTCGTCATGGCGTCCTGCTTCTGCCAGAAGCTCTCCGGGTTCTCCTTGAACGTCCGGACCAGCAGCGAGAACTCCTCGGCCTGCGCGGCGTGCATGCGCTTGTGAACGCTGTTCAACACCTTCGTGGCCTGATCAATGATGGCCAGCGTTGTGCCAACCGGAGCGTCCGGGCGCCCCTCACCGACCTGCTGCTCGCTCGTGCCCCCAATGCGCATGCCGGTCTCGGCCATGTTGTTGACCAAGTTCATCAGCGCAGCGCCGGGCTCCTTGTAGGGTAGCGGCATGACAGCCTGATTGATCGGCATGCCGCCGGTCTTGACTAGGGCACCCCCGCCGGGCGGCACGCGGAAGATGTTTGTGTTCTGCCGTGCGCCGGTGTCGGCGTACAGGAAGCCGGGGAAGTTGGCGTACATGCCCGCGTCCAACATCTCGCGCCAAGCGGCAGTAATGGCATTCGTCGTGTTGCCAAGGATCTGCAGCAGCCCGATGTCGTAGAAGCCAAGGCCGGGGACAAACGTGTACTTGACGAAGTTTTGCCTCGCCTCCGGCAGTTCGGTCTCGTCCATGTCGTAGTTGCGCACAATCGACAGGATCTCGCGGGTCGAGACATCGATGGTGACGCGATACGGAACCTCTAAGCCACTGACCTTACCCTTATATCTGTGCTCGAAGCCGAGGATGTCCAGCTCGCAGTAGCACTCATAGATTTCCCGGTCGCGGTCTTCCGGGCGGAATACGCCCTCAGATATTCCCTCGACCGAGCGTTTTTCCCGCTGCGCGGCGTCAAGCTGCGCCTCCTTCGGTGCCGACAGGTCGGTGTCGCGGTAGACGCCGAGGATTTGCAGGCGGCGGACGGTCGATGAACGCATCATTACGCGATGCGTAATTCTTTTGGCGTTGCGCAGATCGGTCGCAGCGTTATTGACGATCAGGTCTTCGGCATCGACGCTCTCGCTGACCGGTCGTCCGCGCAGTGGGCAGAAGTAGACCTTCTTGAAGGCCGTCCCGCCAAAGCCCAGCATCAGTAGCATACGATCGGTGTCGGGGTAGTATTCAGTCGCGGTGCTGGTCAAATAGTGGTTCAGATCGCGTTCCAGCGCATTGGCGAGCTGGTCTTCCTGCAGTGTCGGCGTATTGTCGTCGTTGCGGATCTTGACCGGCCCATCGGTCGGCAGCAACTCGCTGCGGGCATTGGCTTGGAAGCGCAACACGGCCTCCAGCAGTAGCGGGTGGCGGACTTGGCTCATGCCCTCAACCGGTGCGCCGTCAGACGCCCCCTGAAGGTTTGGCACCTCCAGCTTCAGGCCGAGCAGCTTGATGCCGGTCGCCCGGTTTTCGACCCATTCCTTGCGGCTATCGATGTCGTCGTCGATGCCTCGCAACAGGTCGTCAGCAATTTGACCAAGCTCGCTCTGCGGAATGTCTTCGACCAGATTGTCGAACCACTGCTCCTGCCTGCGCTCCTTACGGTTAATTGGCTGGCCATCGAGCGACACAGTCACTGAGCCGTCCTCGTGCTCGATGCGGAGGATATCGCCGTCGGAATTAATTTCAGGAACGTCTTCACCGGCCTCGATGATCACGTCAGGCATGTCGGCCATATTCGGCTCGGGGAGCCCCGGAAGGCGAATGGACGGGTTTACGAGGCCCGGTGTCGGCATAATCAGTTCCCTGCGTTCTGCTCGGCCAACAGAGCTTGTATGTCGTCGACAAAACGTTGGATGCCCTGCTGCGCAGCGATTGTATCATTCTTGGCCAAGATTTCATAGAAGCGGACGTAGTCGTGCGGCTCTCGACCCCAAACCTCGACCTTGAATAAGCCGGGCTTTTGTGGAGTGGATGGTCGTATTGCGTCTACGATTGCGTTTGCGCCAATAAAATCAGTCATTTGTACCTCACACGGGATAGAGTGGCGCAGGCGTTTTACCACGGTGGCGCCTTCCAGCGTCAATCTCAGCTATACGCTCAGGAGCCCTGACGAGCAAGCCCGTCTCGCGCATGTGTCGCAGGGCTTGACTAACCGTGTCGACCAAGTCGTCGTGCTTCGCTTTCGGAAAGACCTCACACTGCCGTATGACCATGTCGGCCCAGCTTCGATCCGGCGCGTGGATCATGCCCTCAGAGAACAAATGCTGAACGCTGTAGAGGCGTGCCAGCTTATCGATGCTGCCCGGATTAATGAGCTGCACGGCCCAGTCCTCGTGGCCATACAGGCGCCGCAGCTCCTGCGCGACGCTCAGGCCCGACGCCTTGCCTTCGACGAGCAGCTTGTCGACCTTCATCGCCCGGCATGTCTTGGCAATCTTTGCCACAAGATCGGCCAGCTCCAGCCGCTCCTGCCAAGCCTGCATCAGCATGACGCGAGGCGTCGACTGCGGATCATCCGGCAGCAGGTGCTTGATGCGCATGCCTTCATCAAACCTATTGGCTTCGCGCGTGCGGCTACGCCGGTTGCCGTCGCGGTCCGACCAGTTTTCGGCCGTGACGCTGTCGAGATCGCCCGAGAAGACTCCCCAGACGGTCATGGCGCTGTAGTCGTTCTCGGTCTTTGTCGTGTAGGCTGTGTCGATGCTGGCCACGACGTAGTCCATCGGCGGGTACGCATCACGCGGCCACAGAGCCCACCAGTCAGACTTGATCACGCCGCCGCCGCGTGGCGCAGGCTCCTGCTGGAACTGCCCAGCGGTCGCGTATGGCCCCATGACGCGCTTGTCTCGCTCGACGACGTCGGCCGGGAAACGCTCTGGAAATAGCAACTCACCATCAGCCTGCCGCGGATCCTCCAGCCCGAGCCGGGTCGCCATCGCGCGTCGCGGATCGTATTCCATCGGCAGCATGACATGATCGTAGCCGAGCTGCCGGTCGAGGATCACGCCGCTGACGTCGTCCTCATGAAGGCGCTGCATGACGACGACGATGGCGCTGCGGTCAGGATTGTTGAGGCGTGTCGGCACGGCCTCTTGAAACCAGAGCGTCGTGCTCTCACGCTGCTGGTCGCTGTTGGCCCCATCGACGCTGTGCGGGTCGTCGATGATCACGCGGTCGCCGCGGGAGCCGGTGATCGAGCCCGCTGCGGCAGCCTGCCGAAAGCCGGTGGCGCTGTTCTCGAACTTGGTCTTTTGGTTCTGGTCGCCGGTCAGCTCGACGCGGTCGCCCCAACGCTCCTGATACCATTCCGACGTGATCAGCCGCCGCATGCGTAGACCGTCGCGGATGGCGAGGTCGAGGCTGTGTGAGGCGCAGACGTAGCGCATATGCGCCATGTCCTTCGGCCCCCACTCCCACGCCGGCCAGAACACGCCGACCAGCAGCGACTTCATGGTGCCCGGCGGCACGTTAATCAGCAGGCGATTGTAGGCTGACCCATCGTCCTGCTCGATGCCAGCAGTGATCGCCTCCAGATGTGCGCAGAGAAAGTCAATGTGCCACCCGTGAATGTACGGCTGGCCCGGCTCAACAATGTGCCACGCCTGCTTAACAAACTCAGCAAGATCCTCTTGACATTCACTTTTGCTGATTTCTCGCAGCGTTGATGCAATGTCGACGCGCTGATCACCTAAGATTGCGACAGTTTGCACTTCAAACCCCAATCGCGACGCAATTTGCTCCACGGCGCTGTCGTCTTAGCCAGCCGCAGATATTCCTCGTCCACGACAGGATCATACCATTTTTCCAACGACATCGCGATGTTGTGATCGTCACTGGTCGAATAGATCAGGTCGCCGTCAGGGTGCTCGTAGCAGTACCCCAGCTCTTCATC